GGGGCAGACAGGATATAACCGGGGCTGCTGCCGAGGACGACCGAGACCGGGTAGAACGTCGGCGAATTGCTGAACAGCGCCGGGTTGAGCTTGAGGTGAAGCGTTGGGCCGTAAAAGGTCTGCGAATTGCTGAACAGGGAAGCCGTGAGACCGTCCAGCCTCGAGACGACCGGCGCGAACACCGACTCCGTGTTGGTGAAGAGGGACGCGGAGACGTTCTGGTTGAGCTGCGGGGCGTAGAACGTGTTGGTGTTGCTCAGCAGCGGTACGACCAGGCCCGCCTCGATCACCAGCGTCGGGCTGAAGAACGTCTGCGAGTTGGTCAGCAGGGTCGGGAGAAGGACGTTCTCGCGAACCAGCGTAACCGGGAAGAACCGGCCTGTGCTGAAGATGTGCGGCGGGCGCAGGATGCCGGTGGTCGTGGGCTGCGAGGCAAGGCGATCCGAGCCCCGCGTACCGCGAACGAACAGGACGGTGACGACAGCAGCCATGACGCCCCCGATCAGCCAGAACATAAGGGTTAGACCATTGCTAACCCCTTGATTTACAACTGAAATATTCCCGAGGCACTCCAGGCCAAATTTATATCTCCGCCGTTGGGCGTCACTGGCAAACCGGTCACACCCGTGTCGATGTAGGCGACCAGGCGCGAGGTGCTTTCCGTGCCAGTGTGGATGTAGATGATGAGGGCCTCCGACTGGTCCCCGGTGACGGCCGAGAGCGTGATGTCGTCCGCGTCGAACAGGCCGTTGGTCACGGTCGTGTTCTGGAGCGCGGTCGAGACCTTCACGCGGCTGCCGGCGATCACGTCGTCCAGCATGTCGTGGGCCGACGAATAGGTGTAGTCGTTGGTGTCCACGAGGATGACGCGAACGTCACCGTCGTTGAGGTCGATGTTGGCCGAGCCGTCGAGAAGAGCCTCTTTAAATTTTGGAAAAATAGCATTTGCCATTGGTGAATCTACCTCGTAAACCAAGTGGATGAGCAAGGAAATTGCATCCGCCAGACTGTGTGCCTGTGGCTGCGGTAAGGTCACGCCAATCGCGCCGGAGACGCGGCCAAAACGGGGGTGGAAAATGGGCGAGCCGATGCCCTACTTTCCCCATCATTCTAAGAACCGGTGGCCCGTGTCAGACGGGGTGACGAAACTTTGCAGAAAGTGCCTGAAGACTAAGCCGACATCGGAGTTCTTCGTGAACCGCAAGAATGCGGACGGTTATCAAGCCGCCTGCAAGACCTGCGCGGTCGCCACGACCTATTCTTATCGGGCGACTGATGGCGGGCTAATTCGGACGGTGGTTGCCCGTCACAAAAACGCCCTGAAACGCTTCAGAATGACGCAGCAGGACTACGACAACCTATTCGCGAAACAGAACTACGCTTGCGCGATCTGTGAGAAGCCTGAGCGGGTCGTGGACCGGAAAGGGGCTATTCGCCGCCTAGCCGTTGACCACTGCCACACTACTGGTCACGTCCGTGGCCTTCTGTGCTGTCACTGTAATCACGCAATCGGTAAGCTGAATGACGATCCGGCACTCCTACGCCGGGCTGCTGAGTACGTCGAAGCTAGCAGGTTATCGCTAGAGCAAGGGTGAAGTCCGCAAGGGTTGGGTCTTGCGGGTTGGGTGCGGTGATGCGGATGCGTGTCCACGCCGGGACTTCGGTTACGGACAGGTTGAAGGTGCCTTGTGTACTCACGGCAGCGAGGTCGATCGTTCCCGCGGCTACCCCGCCGATGGTGACGGCGAGCGATGCGGCGCTGGTGGTCGCGATGTCGGCCTTCAGTCCCGATGCGGAGGGGACAATGGTCAGCGGGAAGGGATACTGCTCATCGAGCAATTCCTGCCCCGCCGAGGGGACGCCCTGTGCCTCGATCTTGATGAAATTCTGCTCGTTCAGCAGGTGGTTGATCGCCATTGCTATGGCGCGGTCGAAGTCATTCCCGCGTTGAAGGGGGACGTTGGGGTAGCTGCTCACTTGCTAACTCCCCTGTTTTGTGCTAGCAACGCACTCGCTATGGACTGGAAACTAGCATTGAACGAAGTCGCCAGAGCGGCGGAAATCATCGATTGGGATGCGCGGCTTTCAGAAAGCTACGAATACCACCGCAAGCGCGGCACATTGCCGAAGTGGCGGGCAATCAAACAGGACATGGGCTTCTAGCGCCCATCCCCCGCTTCAAACTCGATCTCGCAGCCCTGAACGTCGCTCCACGCTTCGCCGGCAGCGATGCCGACAACCAGGTCGATGAACCGCCCATTGGCGCGGACATTCTTCTTGCCGTTGCCGCGGGGGCTTCCGGACCACACCACCGTCTCCGCGTCGCCGCGGTTCATCCTCGGCAGCAGCTTGACGTGCGTGGTGAGCGCGTCGGTAATCAGCCTGACCGAGCGAATCCGTGAACGCTTGCCCGGGGTCGGCTCGATGTTCCTGACGGTGAGCTCGGCCGCCATGTTGGCACCACCGAGTGAGCCGACGACATTGCTGCCATCGACCACCAGCAACAGCGGGTTGCCGCCTGCGAACGCCGGATCATCCAGCGAGACGCTGATGCTGTCGAGGTCGCCGTAAATGGCGTCCAGCGCGTCAATCGAGACGTTGGCGGTGGTTCCCGAGTAAAGCCCGGTCACGTCGCAGGAGACGACCGTGGCCTTCTGGAGCACCCAGTTGTAGCAGATCATCTTCCCCGGAGTGCCCGGCATCGCCCAGTAGACGTGCGAGTTGCGCGGGTCGATCGCCGACCAGATGTTGGCGATGTCCTCACGCGAGTACTGGCTGAAGAACCAGCGGTTGAACTTCTCGTCACCGATCGGAGTGACTTCCACCCCGTTGCACATCTGAAACCCGCGCTCCGAGAGGAAGAACACAAGCCTTCCAATCGAGGCCACGGACCCATCCGCCATGCACCCGATCTCGGGGCTGATGACGTCGAACCGGAACACGATGTCCGATCCCGCAGGAGAGATGCGCCGGATGCAGTTCTTCTGAAGCAGGATGCCGTATTCGCCGCCGATCAGTCGAACGCCGGGCCCACCGTCAAGGAGGGGCTGTTCGTCGGACTGGTTCTGCCCCGCCGTCCACCATTCCGAGTTGTTGAACCCGGACCACACAACCCTGTGATCGTCGGTCAGGCACATCACGAAGTCACCGACCGTGGCGACGTCGATTGCATTCGAGGGCGCGCCGGACAATTCCTGCCCCACGCCGGTTGACATGATGTAGGTCGAGAGCTGCCCGCCGTGGGCGAAGATCACCCGATCGCCGAACTGCGTGAAATACCACCTGCCCGTCGTTGCGAGGCTGGTCAGGATGTCCGACCATGCCCCGGTGGAGAAGACCCTGAGAGCATCGGATCTCGCCGCAAGGACGTGTGCCGTGCCGTTGGACTGGACGAACGCCCCGCCCCCGGTGAACTGGCCGCCGAGGGTTGGTGTAATGGCACTGAACGCGGGAACAGGGGCGTAGCCGTTGGCAATGGCCCGCACGTTCTGGGCGAGCGTAAGATGCTCAGGTGACGGTGCGAGGTCGGGGAGCCATTCCCCGAACCGATATTCGCTCAGCACCGGCCGCGCGTTGCCTGCCGCGCCGGGTTGGGCTTCTGGCCCGCACCCCAGCGTGAAGCCGTGGAAGTGGTCTTCAGCCGCTCGAGGATCGCAACCGCAAGCGACTGGGCTTCCGCCGCACGCTCGGGATTGCCGGCCCATGTGTAGCCGAAGAACAGCGCCGCGAAGAGATAGAGGTCCGGCGCCTGCTGGAGCAGCCAGTTGGACGGGGCCGTCAGCGACAGGTTCTCGATGCGACGGAAGTAGTCCATCGTGTAGAGCATCTCGGTCTCGGGGACCGGGCCGACACGAATGCCGCCTCCAACGATGGAGTAAGCCTGCGGAATGCCCGGCTGCCCGCCGAAGTCGCGGCGAAGCTGGTCGGGGCTCATCCCGTTCAAGGGAAAGTCGGGCTCCGTCTCCTGGTAGATCGCCCGCATTGCGAGGTAATCGCTAGGGAGCGGCGTGTCTTCATCTGTAATAGAGAAGGTGACGCTGTGCTCCATGTCGGGCGTGCGGAGCTCGCGGTTGAACCAGCTTTCAGCGAAGAGAATCCACTTGGGAGCGCGGGCGATCGAGGCTGCGTCTTCCTCGCGGTCCATCCAGTTGAGGATTTCGGACTGGAGGTCGTCGTAGTTCTCGATCGGCAGGGTGGCCGCAATGTTCAGCGATATGGACATTTGCGACCTTTCATGCTAGCTGCCGTGTCATGT